CAGAATAGGCCGCGCCAAACTCGGGAACTTCGGACGCCTCTCCTACCTCGGTCCACGTCAGAGCTGCGTATCCGTCTGCGTCGAATGTTGCGGGGGTGGCCGCCGAGACGGACAAAAACCCGCCGATGCCTTCAGTAAGTGCCATGATATTTTCCTTTCATGGGCGTGGATAGGCGGGATGCCTATTTCTTGACCGGCAGAATGCCGTTTGTAAACTCGACCAGAACTTCACCACCTGCTTCAGTAGCGTCGGCCACTGTGCCGGAATAGGTAACGCCGTTGGACATTGCAAAATGCAGGACATCGCCCTTCTCAGGCACATCGCCATTGTAGATCATGGCGGGTGTCGTGCCGGTCGGTGTTGGCATTGTGACGATGCGCGCGCCTGTGATCGGCCCAGCCTTTGCGCGGTGTGTTTTCTTGTCCATGGTCAAGGTGTCCTTTGAAAGATTGCGCGGCAACGGATCGAGACGTTCTTGCGAAAATATGCGCCGTCGATTGCGCCCGGCTGGGGGTCGCCCATATCTGTCACCTGAATTTGACCGTCTCCGGCGGATAGTATCAGGTCAATGGGGAATTGGTCAATGATGCGCTGCGCTTGGTCGTCAGCCTCACCCTCGAACGTGCCCTCCCGCACAAAGACTGCCACAAACAACCGAATGGTCATAAGGCTTGACTTGGACAGGCCGAAACGCTCAGGCGGCGTGGTGGTAAAATACGCCAACCAATAAGGCGGATCTGGCGTGACGTATTGCAGCGACGGCGTGTCATAAACACCCGGCGCGTTTTCACCCCATACAATCGGCGGGGCGGACGGTGTGGCGGCCAAGCGTGTGCGCAGGGCGGCTTTGATTTCCTTGTGGTTCATCCGACCCGCGCCTTTGCTTTTGCAATAGATGCCCGCACAATCGCGGGCCATTCATCGACGGCACCCTCGACGAAGTGCGCGCCGGGTCGCCCGCGATTGCCGTTGTTCACCGCCGCCGCATATTCTGCTGTCCAAGTAAATGTTGCCAGATCGCCGCCCTTCATTCCGGCTGCTACCATGATGTAAGATTCCTCACCCTGCCCCGACGCGCCGCCCGCAACCGACGATATTAGGCTGTTGCGCAGGTTGCCCGTGTCAACAGGCATGCGCCCGCCCTTGGCCTTGGTGACTTGGGCGACAGCCACGACAGATTGCGTTGCGTCTTTCAACACAGCGTCAATTCGCTTTTCGGTCTTTTTTGTCCACTGGTCCAAAGTTGCAAAGGTATATTTTACCATTATTCCAGCCTCGCGAAAAAATCAATGCGGATGTCAGAATAGCATCTGCAATTTATGGTTTCGCCAGGTGGCGCACCCATACTTGAATCGCCGGGATACATCATTGAGTAGCCGCCCACAATAAACGGTTGCCCCTGTGGCACGGGGTCTTGCTTGTCCGCGTCAAGGTGAGACTGTCGCGTCCTACCATCCTCACCAGTGCTGTCCCACGCCCTAAAGACGTCCTCAGCCCGCACATCGTTGTTAGGGTTTTCGATCAACTGGTCCAGCGCCTCTTGCCGTCCGGCGTTCAAAGCCCTGAGCGTTTCGGTGCGGGCAATGGTTTCGCCGCGCAACGCAAGCAGCCTGTCCGAGTAGCGCGCGGCCATGCGGTCAATGTCGGCCTGCCCGACAGGCTTGCCGTCAGCAATGGCCCGGCGCACGATCCCGTCAAAGCGTTTGTCGCGCCGCGTGCGCGTGAAATAGTTTGCCATGCGGTCGGGGTCGGTCAGTTCACCACGCATATTCTGCACATAGCCCGCCTGTGTGCTGTGCAGCCCCACCAGCCCGCCTTGCCGCTTGCCGTTTACCACGCGCCCGCCAATGTCCAGTGCGGTGCGCAGTGGTCCTGCGCCAGCCTCCAGCCCGGCACGGATCGTCTGTGCAATCATCACGCGCGTGTCGTCCACCACCTCAGTCACCAGCTTCGATCCAAGATCCAGTGCAATCCGCTCGGCGCGCTCATTCCGGCCCCCGAATGACTGCACAACGCGCCTGGCAATTGGCGCGCGACGGGTGGCGTGTTGGAACGCGCCCATCTGGTAATTGCCGCCCGCGGTCATGGCCGCAGTGATTGCCGTATCTGTTTTGAACAAATCGGCGGCGTCAAAACGCAATGCACGAAACGCGGCGTCAACATCACCGCGCGCAATGGCAGCTTCAAGCGCCTTCATGTCAACACCAGCCCGCGCCTGACGCATGGCCGCGACAAACTCCGACTGAACGCCAGGCCATGTCTGGTCCAGCAGTCTCAGGAAATTTTGGCGGGTGTCGCGGGTTGTCATACATCCACCTCAACCTGCACCAGCCCCATTGCGGCAATCGTTGCCAAAGCATTATCTCCGGCGCAGGCGGTCAGCTTGTCAGGCATTGCCGCAACAGGATCTAGGCTGAACACCAGCGCCGCTTGTGCGCGATTGGCCCCTGCCATGTTGACGTGGTTGTCAGTGTCCCATGCGGGGCGCTGTAGAGGTGACTGTGCTGCCGAGGTAAACGTATCCGACACGGGCAGGCTTGCACAGGCGTAGAGATTGCCATCCACGTCCTGCCAATTCAGCGCAACGTAGGTTTGCACATCGTCTGGGCCGAAGCCCAGCACCATTGCGAGCTGATTTGCATCGTCCCGCAGCGCCTCGGGGCAAGCGATTGTCAGTCTCATAACGTCACTCCTGTCTTTGCGGCCATGTAAGCCTCGGTTGATGCGATTTCAGCGGGGGTTGCCAGCTTGCCGGGGATGATTAGGCCGTAAATATTGCCTTCAAGATTAAGCTCTGTTTGATTGCGTGCGCCTATAAAAAGAGTATGCTCACCGTAATTTCCGGTGCCTTGATCGTTAGTAACAGATTGTAAAACTTCTCCGTTTTTTCTAAAGACATTTCTGTCATTTGATATACCGGTAAGGCCAGAGAAAACCGCAGTTTCCGGGCGTTCAACCGAGTTTGCAAGGTCGTTCTGTGAGTTAACAGTGCCCCGTGATTGGAAATTGTAACCGTCAACTACGTTACTAGTGGGCGAGAACAGGCCAAACGCACCATTTGTGGTGGTAGATGAAGTCGAAAATTCAACAATAGCCGCCGTTGTGTCCTCCGTTAGCAGACTAACACCTACAAACACGGACATCTGATCCGTGCCAGTGAAGTCAATCGCAGCGGTGGCCATTGCATCATCTACGCCGTCAAACGCCAGCCATGAAAGCCCGCCGCCCTCTGTGTACGTTGGGCGCTTGGAAGATGTGGCCTGCGTGGCGTGGTTGGCTCTGCCCGACTTGTCCAGCATCAGCCCTACAGGTTGCCCTGATGCAGTTACAGGCGTGGTGCCTGCGCTGTCTTGGAATAGCGTGTCGATGTCGCTTGGGTCGAACCATGCGCCCTCGGTGGTGCCCGCGAATAGGGACGCGGGGGAGAAGCCGGACATTGCCCCCAGCCTTGGCAACCGCAGCCCGCGAAAGGCTAGGTTACGCATCTGCATGGCTTACGGAAGCTACCGACGCAGTGTTTGCAAACGCCCAAACGCGGTTTGCTCCATCCACACCCGGCCAAAGCTGCGCAATCGTCAGATCAGCCGCCAGCACAGCGCCACCGGCCAGCGTAATCGTCCCGACCTGCGTGGTGGGCGCCGTGGTGCCGTTCGTCGCTTGCAGCCTCATCTCCGACCCACTAACCGACTGCACCCTGATTGACGAAGCATTAGCGTTGGTCAGTTGCGTCCAGACTGCGGGCGGGATTTCGACATTGTCATTTCGTGCCATGATCGTTTCCTTTATATGTCATTTGCTCACCTTCACCAGCCAGGATATGACAAAGCCCGCCGAGTTTATCGGGATAACCTCCTGCACAGGCCAATTTATGCCGTCGATTGTCAGCACATCCGATGTGCTAGGGGTGATCGTCACGCCATGGTTTACCAGCGAATAGACCAACTCACCCGCACCCAATGCCAAGCCAGTCCGCTGAGTGTATACCTTGGATGACGGTTTGGCGACGAATACGTGATTAACAGGCGCGCCGGGTGTGGGGTTCCATTCCGGGCCAGTGGGCGTGCCGGGCCGACTGATCGTGACAGACACCGCCCCAAGCCCGTCGCCCGCGTCACGGCCTGCCTCAGCGTAGGCCAGTGCGACTTCTGCGGCTATGGCGGCCCCGCTCATACCAGCCTCGGGCCGGTCGAGTAACCGTAAAGCCCGCCGCCGATGCACTGGCGCAGCATGGCCTCGATTTTGGTGGACCGGGGGATGGCCGCGCCGCCCTTGCTGGCGTCACCCGTCACCTGCCATTTAATATCGCCCACGCCGACAAGAACTTTCTGATCGGCTGGTGTAAAGGTCTTTGTCCAGATGAACGGCACTGCCACCTCAGCAATGGCCGCCTCGTAGGCGGCTTCCACGACGTTATCGCTGTCAACTGTGCAGCTTGATCCGTCAAGATATGTGAATTGTATGTAATCTGACGCACGAACCAGCGCCTGCAAAGTCGCGGCGTCGTCAGCGATTACCGTGCCACGGTCCCCGGCGTATGCGATGAGTGCTGTGGTGGTGCCGATCATGTGACGCTCCAATGAATGGACGGGCCATGACAGCCCGCCCGATGGTTATTTTTTGCCAGTTGGCATGACGGGCTGTGCCGCCTTTGCGTCAGCTTCGGCCTTGGCGGTCATCGGCACAAGCCACCCGCTGCCAATCCATCCGGCGACGCCCTCAGTCTTCGCCAGATCGGCGG